CGTTCCTTCCAAGCCAACTCCTCGGCTTCCTTCCTTGAGCAGCCTCCATCGAACTCGTGGATGGCGGCACGCTCCTCTTGGATTTCTTGGCAGGTGGGGCAGGTGGTCATTTTTTTCAGAGGCTTTGCCGCATGGCCGATTCTCCGATATGGCGCGTAAAGGCTGGGGGGATTGACTCCTTCAACCCATCGCAACTCATCCAATCTATGCCGTAAGCTGCTGGCGCGTTCTTTACGCTCTTGGGCTTCATTCCCAGAGCGAATCGCTTCGCCCTGCTCGCCTTGCTGGCGGTTGTAACGAGCAGCGGGATTTGCGAGTGGTCGCACGCGCCGGGTGCTGCAATGTGGAAGTTCGTCTCAAAGTAGCGGTGCCGTTGCGTCCGCAGCCCAAACATTGAGCCGCAGAGCATCACCGGGTTTTCCAGTTCATGCCGTGCTCCAGCCACGTTCTCAATGACGTAGGGCTTGCCAAGCTGTCGAAGCATGTCTCGCAGATGTGGAATCAGCTTCGGATATTTGGACTTATGAGCGTCCGGCGTCAGGTGGCTATATCCTTGGCAGGGTGGAGAGGCGTGTATCAGGTCGTATTCGTTACCGTGTGCTTCGAGGTATTCGAGAGCGTCGCCAAGCACGAACTTGAACGGGTAGCGCGAGCGCGGCACGATGTCCACGCCGGTCACTTCGTAGCCCGCGAGCGCGTAGCCCATTCCAGCGCCTCCTTCACAGCAGAACAGGTCGAGACAAGATCGTGCGTCTCCGTTACCAGTGTGGAACTTGTTTTCGCTCGGGTGAAGTGTGGTCACAACAGCACCGAGACTGGCTGAGAGCTGGCCCGGTTGGCAAGAATCGCTTTCTTGGCCCGGAACAATTCCTCATAGCACATTGCCTGAAGCGGGTAGGTAAGAGCATCCCAGGCGTGCTTGAACTCGGAAGCCCGGTCAACGGGGGTGTTCTTGCCCTTCTTAATGGACTGCACCGACATGATGGTTTGCGGGCATTTCGTCTTGGAGAACTGGAGGCGGTCCTCGAAGAGTAGCCTGCGGGTGATGTCAATGCGTTGTCGCACAGAGCCGTCTCCCTTTTCAACGGCCAGCAGCTTGATTCGCTTCTTCGACGACAGATAGACCTCCACATGCTGCCTTCGATTGGAAATGGACTCCTTGAAGTCGAATGCGGAACGGTCGGAGTAGTGCGTCCAGTGAATTGTTCTTCCAAGGTAGCTCTCCCAGAAATCCATCTTTTCGAGCACTCCCTCGGTAAAATCTTCGATGGATGCGTCGGAATGCAGCATCACCAGCTCGTCTATGATGGAGAAGTGTGGAACCTTGATGCCCTTTGAATTTGGCCAGTAGAAGCGCTCCATCAGGGTGAACGCATGATTTGATGTGCCCAAGTCCCAGCCGGTAATCAGCTCATAGCAATCGTCCGATGGGACGAGCATCTGAGGGTCGCGGTTGAGCGGTGTCTCCATTTCGCCTTGAACATGGATGGCGGGGCGGAATACGTCGTAGAAGAGGCCATCACCAGCAGCCGCAGTCCATTTCCCGAGATAGTAGCGGTCCCACAGCTCGGGTGAGTGAGCGTATTTGGTCTTCAGCTCAATTAAATCCTTCTCGGAAAGCGAGAGGTTGTCGTGAACGAAGACTTCAACGAGGCCGTAATTCTTCTGCTGGGCAACCATGTCTTCAACATTGATTGGCTTGTCGCCAATCAGCTCGATGATCTGCGTGGTGTCCAGCCGCCTGAACTTGTAGAAAATCTGGTAAATCCAGTGGTCTTCACCAGGGGATTCCGGGTTGGTGTCGATCACCATCGTCAGGTCGCTGGTCTTCCAGAAGCTCTTTTCACGAAGACATTCTGAGATGATGTCGAAAGCAGCCCTCGTCTTGACCCACGTAGCAGCTTCGGACCAGTAGATGAACGACATCTTCTTGCCCTTGAACCGCTCCTTGATGTCCGACTCGGTGGCTCCATCCCGGAAAGATTCAAGCTGGAATTCGCTGACAGTTCCGTGCTTGTTGCGGATGCTGAACTTCATCCTCTTGGTGGACCCGGCCATGTAGGGCTTGCGGACCCACTCCAAACCAAACCCACCTTCGACCCACATGGGAACGATTTCCTCAACGAGCTGCTGCCAGCATCCGCCATCTATGGCATTCGTGAGGGTTGGCGAAACGATGGCGATTAGAGCGCGGTCAACCTCCCAAGCGTGTTCGACGGCAGCGTGCAGGCAGCCGACCGTTTTGGAGGATTTACGCGGCCCGGAAACGCAGGTGTAGCGTGTTCTGTCGGGGTTTGCTGGGTGAACTTGCCAGCGGATTTCGTTCTGCTTGGGGAAACATTTTGGAGCCCAACTGACCTGTTCTTCGGTTGCCATAGATGCTGCTTGCACTTTAGAACTGCATCGTTAAAGTGCCAGCACAAACTATGAACAAGATGACCCTTAACTCCAAAGATCCCGCCGTGATGGAAGCCATCAAGGACTGCGCCGTGGGCGACGAGAAGGATTTGATCGTTCGGGTGAAGGCGACCGAAGTTGGTCCGATGGTCAACTTCGACGTGATGTCCGCAAAATACGCCGAGGAGGAAGTCGAAAAGGAAGAGGTGGTCGAGGATAATGGTGAAGTCGTCGAGGAGGGCATGGAAGCTGAAGCCCCGATGCCCATGAAGAAGAAGAAGGGCAACCCCGCGCTGGCCATCCTCATCGCTCCCGGTGGAAAGCGTTAAACTGCATGATCCCTCAGTCAGTCTTCAAGAAGCACGGCTGCGACACTGAGTCGCTGCGTGCTCTCTTCACAATCTCCGAAGACCAGATTACACCGGCCAAGGACAAGAAGGGTGTAAAGGTTCCCGCTCGCAAGACCTCCGACAAGACGACCACTGGCGAGAAACCTGGGGTGTATCGCCTACGGCAACTCCTGCGGTCCCGCCTTCAGGATGGCGCTCAGAACAACCTGCGCGACTACCGCATATTCGCGGCCATTGACTACGCCTACGACGCCCCTTTCCACCAGACCACCCCGACCCTCGTTCAGCACATCCTCCACCAGAAGATGACCTATGAGGAGTCTCTCAAGGTAGTCGAAGGCTGGGGGCTTGTGTGGGGCGACATCTTCCGTCTGGAACGCGGTCCTGATGGCGCTGTGCTGAAGGATGCTCAAGGCTGCAATCGCTTTGCGGTCAATGCTCCAAGCCTTGTTCGGACCCTGATTCCATTGGTTAAATCGCTGGTGACAGTGCGGACTGCCAAACTCTACACCGACCGCGACCAGATTCCGCTCTTCAAGTTTGAGCCCATCCACGCCACCGACGAGAACCGGCTCCTCTGCGAAGTCCTTACGAGCGTTGCTGAAGCGATGGTGACACAGTTCGGCTATCGCTCCGAGCTGAAGGACATGATCCTTCACACCCTCCTTTACGGCATCTGCCTCATGTTCCCGCAGGAGGCATGGTTCTGCGAGAAGCAAGAGGACATGGAAGGCGAAGACAAGATCGTGAAGGAGGGTCTTCGGTATCTCCAGCCGCATCCCACCCGGTTTTTCTACGACCTGATGTATCGGACCAGCTCGTTCAACACGAACACCGGCTGCAAGTTCGCGGGACATTGGCGCATCATTCGCTACGGCGACATCCTCCACAACCCGAACTACTTCAACAAGGGGGCCATCTCCTACGGAACGAACTGGTTCAATAATCCCTTGGCCGGGAACTACTTCTCGGACTTCTATCCTTGCACGGTGCAATTCCCGCAGTGCGCTCCTGGCAGCGACACCAACCGGGAAGATCGGGCAGCGTTCTACTGCGTGGATGACGAAGACAAGGCGGTTTTTCAAGCGGACCTGTTGTGCGAACTGATTCCGAGTCAGTGGGACTTGGGCACCTACACGCATCCTGTCTGGTTCCGCTTCGTGATGGCCTCCGATGACACGGTGATCTTTGCGGAGCCGCTTTCCTACAACCCAATCGTCTATTCTGGCTACGACGCCGACGGGAACCGCGTGCGGAACGCCAGCATGGCGCTGGAGTTGATTCCATTCCAAGACCAGCTTGGGAACATTCTCAGCCAGATTCTCCTGACCGCGAAGCAGAACCTCGCCAACATCACGTTCTACGACAAGAACATCGTCAACGCCACTCAGATTGAGAACCTGAAGAACTCCGGCGAGATGCTGGTTCGCGGGCTGAACTTCGTGGAGATGGACAAGGAGAAGGATGCCATTGCAGGGCTCGACACGCGGAAAGCCTTTGAGACGGTGAACTTTGCCAAGATGTCCACTGCGGAGCTGGTGAACACGATGAACACCATCATCTCGATGGCGGAGCGGATGCTCTCGTTCAGTGCTCAGGAGCTTGGTGGAGCGGCAAGCCACCAGCAAAGCGCCGAGGAAATTCGCACAGTGGCGGGGAACGTCGGTGTCCGGGTCGCCTATACGGGCACCTTCATTGACGATGCCATTGATGCGTGGAAGACGCAGATCGCCAACGCCTCGATGGCCTACATGGACAGCGGGTTTGTGGCACTGGTGTCTCCCGACATCCCAAACCTTGAGGAACTCCTCAAGAAACTTGGCTTTGAGATGATTGACAAGGGTGGTGGCCGGGTGAAAGCGAAGGTGCGCGTGGACAAGAAGAAGATCGTTCCACTGCTCTTGGAGGGGTTGGCCTCGACCCGCGACGGCCCTGACCGTGGCACTGATGCGCAGGCTGCCACCGTGCAGATGCAAACGTGGTCGGCAATCGCTGCCAACCAGCCGCTCGCCCAGGCAGTCGGAGCGAAGACCA